ATTAAAATAAATAAAAAATTATGATTGAAGATAAAGCACACACGCATGCGTCTAAAGGCGACAAAATTGGTATAGTAGGTGAGTCTCATATATGGGATGGACCATTAGATCAAGAAGGAAGACTACATGGTATAGGATCAAGTAATGGTTCTAAGGGCATGAAATTAAAATTGGCTGCCGTACCATATAAAGCAGGTCCAATAACACAAATAGCAAAAGGATAATACTATGGCTTACAAACAACCACTGAACAGGGTGTCAAAAATTGGTAAAGGACTTATTTTAAGTGAACAAGACGAATCAACTAAAAAATCAGAAGCATTATCTCTAGCATCCTCAAAAAGCGGAAACGTTGGAGCACCTGGAGATCCTGGCACTGAAATCAACTACGATGATCCAAAGAGATTTGCTGGAGATGACGAAGGTATGTTAAAAAATGATTTTAAACCCCAGTTCCCAGGAGATGACGGGTATGAGGATCAAGATTTAAATAAAAAACAAAAATAAAAATAATGATAATAAATCCAAGCACACTGACTAATGGTATTTTAGTAATACCAGATGACGATGTTAATATTCCAGGTCCTACACTTAAGTTTTCAGGAAACGCGAATAGTAATGTTGCAAACAAATTAATAGATACTACAAGACCTATACAAGTGAATCCATCTGTTGATGGTTTCGTTCAAACACTACAATCTGGCTCAAACCAAAATCAAGTAGCTTTTGGCGGTCAAGGTGTTCAAGTAGGTGATATAGTTTATAACACAACTGATAACACTGTTGCAATTGTTGGAGCTATTGATAGCGCTACAACTTTAAGCTTAGTTAATTCTGACGGTTTAGGTGTTGCTATAGATTTATTTCCACTTGGAACCGAAGCATATGCTATATACTCACCTAATGGTTCTCCATTTAACAATGGGTTTAGCTATGGATTTAGAGCTTTAGCAGGTGCTTTACTAGATGTAGTAACTCCAAATCCTACAGCAGGATATACTGGAGTTGGTCAAATAGCTGTTGTACCTGATGGTGGAACTATATTAGATTTAGATCCTCTAGGAACAACATTTACGCTTACTCAAGTTGCAGGTGTTATATCAACATGTACTGTGGTTGCTACTGGTAAATTCTCTGCTAATTCTTTAGTTGGTAGAACGGTATCATTTAGTCAAACCCGTTTATTAGATGGGAATTTCGCAAATGGAACTGGAGCTGTAACATTTACGTTTGCTGCTGCTGATGAAGATTTCACGGATCAAATACTTCCAGCTGGACAACCTAAAGCTTTTCAAATATATAATGGACATACAACTGTAGCAGCATTTAATGTTCTTACGGCAGGTGGGGATACGGTTTTAATACCTCAAGTACCAGCTGGTAGTGTCTTACCTCTAGCAGTGGTTAGAGTTTGGGCAGCAGGAACAACAGGCGCAGCATTAGGATCAACAATAGCATTTACATAATACTAATTTAAAATATAAAAATGGGACATCCAATATTTAAACACATGTCATCAGGCCAACGCTATGACAACAAGCAAGCTTACAATAAAGATCTTTCTGATTCAGCAAGGTTACATTATTTAGAAAACGAAGAAAAAGACAAAAATGGATCACCAGCTCATATGGACGCTTCTTATGGTGACGCTCCAACGGAATTTAACAAAGGTTTAAAGGAAGCTCAGAGACAAGGTAAACTAAGTGGAGAATTTAACACGCTTGTTAAAAATTCATCAGTTTCAAGAAAATCATCACCAGCTAATAACGTTAGTTATGGAACTGGTTATATTGGAGAAAAAAGATATGACGACATGAAATATAACGCTGTAGATGATATTACTCAAGGTAAAGGTAAAGCGAACTACGGGGTATCATTCAAAAGTGACGCTCAAAGAAAAGCAGTTCACGCTAGCAAAGCAGAAAAAGGAATGTCAAGAAAAGCATCTCCATTAAATGAACATGGTTATCACGCTAAAAAGAAAAAATAAATGGCGTTTAAACTTAAACCACCGTTTGAAACAAGCGGTTCTCCTATTTATAAAAGAGATCTAGAAGAAGGTGTTTTAGGTAAAGGAAACAAAAACGGAACTATATTAGTAGCGCCAGGTTTAAGTGATAAAGCTGAAAAAAGTGTTATAGAACATGAAGAAATTCACATAGACCAGATTAAACGTGGTGATTTAGATTATGATGATAGCGCTGTGTATTGGAAAGGTAAAACATACCTTCGTTCTAAAATGAAAGAAGGTAATCCTAATTTACCATGGGAGAAAGAGGCCTATAGTAAAACTGATGATTTTAATAAATTATGAAAAAAAAGTTTAACGAAACAAAGGTAGGGCAGTTCTTAAGCAAAGCCGCTCCTGGTATATTAGATTTAGCTGGCAACGTGTTGCCTGATGCTGGTCTATTTAGTTTAGTTAAAAACTTAATTAAAAAAGATTCTGTATTACCCATAGAAGATAAGGAAAAAGCGCTCATGTTATTAGAACAAGACATGACTGAAATGCAAGAAGTAACAAAACGCTGGGAGAGCGATATGAAAAGCGACTCATGGCTTTCGAAAAACACGCGCCCACTATGTTTGATATTTTTATCTGTAATGACTATAGCTTTTATATGGGTTGACAGTCATGAAGCGTTATCGTTTACGGTAGAACAAGAGTGGATAGGTTTGTTAAAAACTTTAGTCACAACAGTGTACGTAGCGTACTTTGGTTCACGTGGAGCGGAAAAATTCAAAAGTATAAGTAATAATAATAATAAGTAAAACAAATAATAACAATTAAAATTTAATCAAATGAGTAAAGATCAAAAAATTACAGAAAAAGAATTAGAAACAGTCAAAGAACAACAAAAGAAAATTCAAACAGTTGTTTATGACTTAGGAAGTTTAGAAGCTAGGAAATTTGAAATTTCAGGAGCATTAAAAGAATTTACAGAAGCTTTAAACAAAACTAAAAAAGAATTAGAAGAAAAGTACGGACAAGTTAACATTAACTTAGAAGATGGATCTTACGAGGAAATAGTAGAAGAAGTATCCACTGACGAAGCTAAGTAGAAATGGATTCTATTATAAGAAAGATAAGTATAGGCTCGGACTATAAAAACGAAGCAATGCATTATGCTGTTGGCCAACCTGTTTACGGTGGACACACTATTAATAGCATTACTTTAGATGAATCTGATAATTCTTATAATATTTACATCAAAAAAGAAAACGAAGTTATGCCATGGAAGAAGTTTAATTCTAACATGGCTATCTCCGTTGAATATGATTTAGAATATTAATGAACAGTATATATGACTTTATTATAACTCCTAAAAACAAGAGATATAATAATGAAAAAAAACTTGGAGATAAATCAATAGTATTAAATACCAGTATTGAAGACCATAAACTAGTAAGCAAACAAGCTATAATAGTTTCAGTTCCACTAGCATTTAAAACTATACTAAAGCCTGGGGATGAAATAATGGTTCATCACAATATCTTTAGAAGATGGTATGACGTAAGAGGCAACGAAAGAAACAGTGGGCAATATTTTAAAGAAGATTTGTACTTCTGTAAACCAGATCAATTATATTTATATAAAAAAGATCAAAAATGGTTTGCTATCGGCGATAGATGTTTTATAAAACCAATAAAAAACAATGACCATCTTAGCATGGATCTTGAACAAAAGTATATTGGAATACTAAAGATTAGTAATAGTTCATTAGAAGCATTAGGAATCAGTCCTGGAGACCTTGTAGGTTTTAAAGCCGGTAGAGAATGGGAATTTATTGTAGACGGTCAACGTCTTTATTGTATGAAATCAAATGATATTATTATAAAATATGAATACGAAGGAAACGAAGTTGAATATAATCCAAGCTGGGCATATAGCAGTTGAGGAACTTATTAAAGTTGCTAAGGAAGCTATTATAGATACCGCAGATGATATATCAGCTGATAGATTAAAAAATGCTGCTGCTACAAAAAAATTAGCTATATTCGATGCTTTTGAAATTCTTAATAGAATTGAAGAAGAAAAGAACATGTTAGAAGATAAACCAAAAGAAGTCAAAAAAGAAACTACGTTTCGAGGCTTTGCTGAAGGAAGATCTAAGTAATGTATCAGCAAACTTTATACAAAGTATTACCTGATTATATAAAACCTAAAATTCTTAAACGAATGAATAGGTATAGCAAATGGGAGTATGGATATAACGAAGATCATGATATGATTGTTATATCTAAAACTGGCCAAATTGGAGAAGTGTATGAAATACAAAATTTAAAAATAGCTTTACCCAAAGCTAAAGACGTCTATGAGTTCAAAGAAAATAGATGGACTTCATTTCATTATCCAAAAGAATTAAAAAGAATAAAAACCGTGTTTGATTGGAGAGAGTATCCTGAGGACTTTAAAGAAAAATACTATGACTATATTGATGAAGAGTTTAAAAGAAGAGAAGAAGGTTTTTGGTATGTTAACAAAGATATTCCTACTTATATCACTGGCACTCATTATATGTACTTGCAGTGGTCCAAAATTGATGTTGGGCAGCCAGACTTTCGAGAGGCAAACCGTATTTTTTTCATATTCTGGGCCGCCTGTTTATCAGACACTAGGTGTTATGGTATGTCCTATCTCAAGAACAGACGTTCGGGCTTTTCGTTCATGGCATCAGGTGAATGCGTTAACATGGCGACCATATCAACCGACGCACGTTTTGGGATTTTGTCCAAATCTGGCGCCGATGCTAAGAAGATGTTCACTGATAAGGTCGTACCAA